TTTAACTACTAATCCTGTAGTTGTTGCTATATCATCAACAAAAGCATAATCAGCAAACTCACAATCATAATATCTATCTTGTGTTGTTTCTGTTTGAATAAACTCTCTACCACAGAAATCATCTATGGCTCTACAAGCAGCATTTATAGCAATATCAATGTTAGTATCTTGAGCTGTTCCACTAAGTCCAAGCCAAGTCTTAACATCATCTTTATCTACATACTGAGTATGAGCCATTTAAATTATTTATCCTCTGATTTTTTTACAGCTTTGTTTTCTACTTTTGTTTTAGCTGCTTTTTTTTCTAATTTTACATCTGGAATAGGATCTCCCATACCTGCAACTAGAACACTACTCACAAATGGAGATTTTTCTCCCTGTGCATATACTTTAGTTCTATTGCATTTCCAGACTTGTTCTGATTCTTTTTCTACTACTTTCATATCATTATCTCCTGAATGAAAAGCAGAGCTCATAACATTTGTAGTCATAACAAACTTATGGCTCTGCTCTTTCATAATCTAATTTATTCTATGTCTTGTACTTTAGTGAATGCTTGTGGTTTATAAACAGCACTTGCATATCTCAATGAAGCCTTAACAGTAAGGATATCCTTACCAAAGTCCCCATCAGCAGCAGAATCAGAAATTTGTAATTCCATTCCTCTTCTGAATACATGATTGACTGCTAAGCCACCACCAAATTTTCCAATAAGAACATCAGAATCTTGTCCAACTGCTGATCCAATTTGTGTGGATTTAACAACAGGAACACCCCAAATAGTTGGAGAGCCTGATTGTGCAGCTGCACCAAGCATAAAGTTATAGTTGCCATCAACTTGTCCTGCTAATGCTTCATAAGCACCTGGACTCATAATCATTGCATCTGGGAAAAGTTTTCCATTTTCCTCAATATCTTTAATGCCCTCTAAGATTGCTCTTAATTTACCACCTACTGAATCAGGATAAGTTCCTGCAGAATAGATGATTTGATTTACATTTGTTGTTCCTAAAATACCCTGAATGTTTGGAGATGATCCATCACCACCAATAAATTCTTTTTCAAGTCTTTGTAGAACATGATTTGCTAATCTGCCATCAAAGTATGCTCTAGCACCTGCTTGATCCTCAAGCAACTCTGCTGTAATAGGCAAAGTTGTGATGAATTTTGCAACAGGAGCTGTTACAGCTGTATAGCTGAATGCATCCTCTGGAGCAGCACTACCCTCAGCAGTTTCAGCAGCATTATTTGTTGCTGTTTCTCTAAGGAAGTAGTAAGTTGTTTGATCTGTATTAATAGAATCTACTAAATCTAATACAGGATTTGGATCTGGCTCTATAGCAGGAATAACTTGCTGATAGATAGTATCTCTAGTCCATACAGAAGTTGAAACTGTTGTTTTTGTTTCCATAGGAATATTTTTGATACCATGATCCACAAAGCTCTTATAAGCATTTGATTCTATGAATTGTTGTCCAAGAGATTTTAGAGCTTCTGCTTCTGGCTCTCCATATACAGGCATTCCAGAAACTTTTTTGGAGCTTTCCATTTGCTCTCTGTTAGCATTTTTCATCTCTTCATATTCTGATAATTCAGTAATTTTTGAGCCTAAGTCTGCTAATTCATCATTTCTCTTTTTGATTTCTTCTTTTTGATCTGAAGAAAGTTCTGACATATCTTTAATAGAATCAAATATCTTTGCAAGATCTTCTGATTTTTGAGCTTTTTCAGCTCTCATTTCTCTTAATGTTGCCATTAGATATTTCTCCTTATTAATTATTTTCCATTAAGTTCTTTTGAACATTAATGAATAACTCATCATCTTTAACAGGATCATAACCATACTCAGCTAAGACATCATCCAACTTAATATAAATTGCATTTAGTCCAGACAAGTATTTGCTTATCATCTCTGTAGATTTTGAGCTAAGTGTCTTTTTTTCAGAGTTTCTTAAGGAAGCAAGATCCTCTATTCTCTCTGTGAATGCCTTTAACTCCTCAAGAGAAGCTACAGCATGTTCTCCAAGCCTCATGCCCTGTTGGGATGATTTACTGATACTTGCATCAGTT